CTGCCTCTTCAGTTGCTTCTTCGCTTTACCTGACGAGTACTCAATCAAAGAGTCGTAGTAGTCAGTTATGGCGTCCTTCATCTTAGAGTAAGAAGAGACAATCGAACCGGCGTTACCTTCAAAAGTCTCTGCATCAAAAGCCAAAGACTGCTCGATAGCCGACGCTGAACCAAGAGGCTTAGACGCCATGTCACGGAACTTCTCGTAACTTTTAGTAACGCTCTTAATGGCTTCTTCTAGTTTAGAAACCTCTTCCTTGGCCTTACTCGCACCGCCACCACCCCCTGACCCGGTTGTGACTACGGGTATTAGAGGAGCTGCATCGGCTTGATCCCTTCTAGCACGAGCTTCCTCTATACCAGGTACACCCCATATTCCTACACCTTTAACACCGGAAGTTAAAACCCCAAACCCAGCGGCTAGATTTTTACCCACTGCACTAGCGGCGCTGGCACTTGACGATACCAACCCTGAAAACCTATCATTGGTCTCATTGGAGAAATCAGCAACAGCATCTTTAGCATCCGCCATTCCATCTTTCCACGATTGTGGTATCAACGGAATACGACTTACAATTAATTCTATACCATCTACAAGTTTAGCAACCAACCAAACAATAGCGGCAACAATACCGTTCGCAGCCGTAATAAACGCTGTGGTCATCATGTTAATAACTGAAGTAACCACTTTGACGTAAGAAATAACTATCGAAGTGGCTTTTCCAATATACTCAATAGTCTGAGCAATACCGTTAGAAATGGTGTTGGCAGTAGCAACAGCGTCTACGTTGACAACACCAAGACCCTCTTGAACATACGCAATAAAGTTACTGAAAGACTTAGCAATCGGTCTGAAATCAAACGCCTCAATAAACTTCTCAGCAAAAATCAGTAAAGGCTTAAGTTCATTCAGTAAAGACTCAAACGCGATACCAGCATTGATCTGCGTGATGTCCTTCAAGTTCGCCAAAATACCTTTAGTACTATTACGGGCTTTCTCAGCAGCATCAGCGTAGTTATCACCAAGAGCGATAATCGCTGGAGTCAAAATTGAGGCAGTGAGTTTACCTTCGCTAGTGAGTTCTTTGGCGGCAGCGGCAGAGATACCCTGCTGCTCCGCGATCTTCTCGTACACGATTGCTAGGTTCAGACCAGCGTTAGCAAGCTGACGCATATCGATCTGATTGGCCTTACCCTGTGCCTCCACTTGCCCTAACGCATAAGCCATATCCTGCAAGCGTGCTGCGCTTAGACCAGTGGCCGAACCAAAATCGGAGAAGAATTTGACAAGGCTCTGCCTAGTCTCTGTCGCCGTAACACCGTAAGCCAGCAGCAAACGGTTCGCTTCAAGCAGACCCTCAGTAGGAACAACGGACTCTTTACCAAGATTAAGAATGTACTCAACCTCGGCAGCACCAGCAGCAGCCGTACCAAGAAGACCCTCATACTGAATTCGGAGAGTTTCAAGGTTAGCGGCTTCCGTCAAACCAAACTTAGCAAGCTTAACGCCAACTACTGTCAAACCAATACCAACAGCAGCAACCGCAGCAGCAATACCGGCCATAGCACCAATAACAAGTTTAGACTTGGAGGCCATTCCACCCATTGCACGGCCAGTGGAAGTAGCAGCCGAACTTAAACCAGCGAACACGCCAAGAGGGTTACCGTAACGAAGGTTAACGAAAGCCTGGGACAGACGGTAAGTCGCTGCCTGAAGGTTTGCGATAGGCTTGCCGACCGCTTTGGTTTGGTCGCCCATTCTCTTAAGTTTCTGACCGGTCTTGCTCGCCTCGTCACCAAGTTGCTTAACGGACTTAGAAGACTTCTTTGAACTAGCAGCGACCTTCTCCGCGCCGTTAGATCCTGTGCCAACCTTATTCAAAGCGTCAGAAGTTTTTGCAGCCGTGTTCTGTACCTGGTTCAAAGCCTTCAATGCTGGCTTTACGTTAGCGCCCACTGACACATATAAACGTCCAATGCTACCGTTTGCTGCCATGAAATTCTCCTAGCGTTTGAATTGTTGCGCGAACTCTCGTGGCGACAACGGTGCTGCCGGTTTATCATCCGGTCTTGGGACTCGTAATGGCTTACCCACCTTCTTAGCCCCGTTTGCACGAGCCAATAGTAGATACGTCATATGTGTAAGTTCAATGTGCGACGCTTGCAGTTCGCGGTCAGTGGTCCATGCGGTTGTTTTACGCATAACCGCACGTTCAAGCGCCGCCAGCATTCCTTCATCCTCATCGAGAAGGGCTGACGGCGCTATGCCCGAATAGACCGCAAGATCTGCTAGGCGCCGCTGGTAAGGTTTTTTGAATCAGCTTCTTCTGCTACTTCTTCTTGATCGACGGCTTCAATGTCGTCTACACCATCCAGCCAATCCTCAAAAGAGAGTTTTGACTCAGTAGCGAGGTAAGCAAGTTTGTAGGAAGACTCAATGTTTGCACTGATCCCGCCAGACTCACGTTCAATCTTCAGGATGTGCTTTGGTTTAACTGTAAATGTTTCCATCTTACCGTCGATTGTGATGTCGAATTTAGTGCTCATAAGATTTTGTTCCTTTACTTCGTAGCCATGCTAAACAAGGAAGGCCCTTGCCTAGTTAATAAAGACCGACCCCCAAGCAAGGGAGGGTGCTGGGGGCCGGTCAGGTTTATTTAATTAGTCGTTCAATACCGTTGGGGCTTTTTTTGTAGTCCCAAAAACGATTGGTGCTTCCATTGCTGGATCATTAGTAATGATCGTGTAGGCAGGATCTGCCTCAAGCACACCGAACGTGACTGGGTACTCAACGGCACCTTCGCGCGTAAGCACAAAGTTAACGTCGCCCTCTTGCTGCACCCGGCCGAAGGCGTAACGGTAAGTAATATCATCATCCATAAATTCGATGACCATTGACCGTTCCACATTCTCTCCACGCACAGGTGGTGTGTAAGTTGTCACGCCATCTGCTGTTACGACAGTTCCTCCACCGAATGCTGTCTCCAAAACAGCAGCATCAGTCTGCATGAGCGTGAACTCAACCATCTTCGGCTCACTCAATGAGAGCACCCGAATTTTATCTCCTTGCCAAGCCGCCAAATCCTCGGTCTCACGACTAAAGGTGAACGAAACACCATCAGTCGTTACATACCCAAGATCGGTCCAGTCAGCGGGTAACGCTGAGTCCACCGTTGTAGGAAGTTCGGTGCCTTTAGGGGCAGTATAAACGCGCCCCGTACCAGCTACACGAACTTCATCTGCACTTATTGCCATTTCTTGCTCCTTAGTTTCAGTTAATAGGTCTTGCTACAATTTCGATTGTTAATACATTGCGGTACCTTGTTGGCGTCCAGCCACCATCTTCAATCTGCTCCACACTGCTCACTTCGCAGTACTGAACACTTCCTGTTTCTTGGCTCCCGCCAATGCTGTTGATTGCAAACTCTGCATCCCAAGCCATTCCCTGAGAAACCGATGGATTCAAATCCATCACATCAGCCGTTATGTAGTACCTCCACCACTGTGTGGTGGGTTGAGTTGCCGGTTGACGAGAAATTGCTCGCACCAGGATTACTGGTACAGCGTCATGCGTAGCCGGGATGTACCCTCCAAACACTTCAACGTTTGGAAGAGCAGTTTTTATAGTAGACATAACTGTCGACACTGGGTCATAAGCCATGAAGCATCACCCACCCTTTTTCAGATAGCTTTTGCTTGGTCTGCCACCAGCATTAACCAGAGCACGAAGCCACGGGTGATACCCCGGAAGCCTGCCGCGCCCAAACTCAATCATGCTGTTAGCAAATGCCGACCGTGCCTCACCAGGTGATGTAGAAACCAAGAAGACCGGGATCTTAGAACCAGGAACAATCTTTTTACGTTTCCAAACCTGTGACCTTTCAGAAACAACACCAATTCCAGCTCTGGCATCATCCTTCAAATCCAAGTAACTCTGTGTACCTGATCCTGTTGAAGGATTAGGTGCTTGAGATATACCAGCCTTAATAGCGCCAGCCAACTGATTAGCAGTTTGCTGAAGATCTTGATTTATCTGACCACCCGCAGTCTTAGTGACTTTATCTATCATCACCAAATCTGAATCACCAACATACTTTGAGATTATTCTCAAACCAGCCATATCAAACACCCGACCTTCGCAAGTCAACCCGCAAATACTCAATCGACATAGTTGTCGGGTTCCAGTGCACCATCGGTGTGCCCTCAACAGTGAACAAGTCACCATCAATCTCAACACCAGTAAGGCCATCAACGTTCGTGTGATAATTGAACATCAAACTGTACTCAGTAGTCAGAACCTGCCCACCATTCACAATCGTGTCAGATCTCCGTGGCTTAAAATAAGCCCGGACAACCTCAGCGTCGCGGGGTGGAGGAAGCACGTTGTAACCGTTATCCGGTTGATCAAACATTAACTTCGCATCCTGCGTCAACAAATACGTTGGGAGCATTAGACCTCCCAACGCAGATCAAGACGATCCTCTGCCCACGCATCCCTATCTGGTGTTGCCAGATCTATGGGCGGTGGAACAACTTTCATCGTGATCGACTTAAACGACCCACCACAACCAGCAACAGAAGCAATGATGCGCTTCTCAGTGTCAGTAAAGAGGTCGCCGTTTCCCGTACTATTGATCGTGTACGAGTACTCACCGATAGTCTCCTGGCGAAGCCCACGAGGGTTAACCAGAATCCTTGAGATAGCAGCAACAACCACCGCGATAATGTCAGGCGGTAAATCTTCAATCGTTTGCCAAATATCAATCTTGCAAGGTGCCAACAATCGAACGTAAGCGAGAATTTCAGCGACAACTTGTGCAAGCCACGCCAAATCAACTGGCTGACCAGTCCTATCCTCAATCGCTTGCGCTAGTTCTTCAAGTGTCATTTGAAACTCCTCAAGTTGGAGAGGGGACAGGCACAACGCCCGCCCCCCAACCAAGTAGAATTACGGGGTAGCAGGAGTAAGAGTCGCTCCAACAACGCCTTCTGGACGAGTGACCTTTGAGGTCAAGTAGCTATCGCCTGAAACCAAGTCTTGCTTCTTGTCCTGGTTGTAACCAAAGACAACGCGGAATGCTTGGTTGTCGTAAACCTCGACAGCTGCGTTTGCAGCACCACGAGGCATTGAAGGTGTGATCGAAACGAACGTCAACGCTTCGCGCTGCACGATCCACATTTCACCGGCACCGACAACAACGGACTCAACCACTGGCATACCGAAAAGGCGGCCAACGTTTGCGTTCCGAAGAGCGTCAGAGTTACCAGCCTCATTGGTCTTCAAGAGGTGATCGTCAAGGAGCAGCTGAGCAGTAACATCCGAACCAATAACCATCACGCGGTTATCAGCAGGAACTTCATTCTCAGTCAACTGGGTGCGAAGAGCAACAGCGGTGTTGATTGCTGAAGCGCCAGGAGCAGTGGCTGGGGCAGACGAACCGGCGAGCATGGCTGCATACACAACTTCTTCAGAAGTGCGGCTCATTGCCTTGCCCATTGGCTGTGCGATTTGGAACGCGAACGATTCGAGATCCAAGTCCCACTGCTCTTGCGTAACAACAACGGAAGCGTCATAGATGTCGCCGACGGTTAGTTGCTCGGAACCTTCAACAACGTCCTGCACAACAACGCCATTGGCGCGGTTGAACTTAGTGGTCGTCAAAGAGGCTTGCTTACGGATAGTTACCGTGTCGCCAGAACCGCCACCGAACTCGGTGACATAGTTGCGGTTACACAGGCGCGGAAGGACCGCGCTGTACTGGTATGTTGCCAACGCTGCGCGTGCAACGTTAGTAGGGGTAATCAGAGTATTACTCATTACTTTATTCTCCTAATAATTGAAATGACTGTCAGTATGGAACTGAGATTCAGCCGTGGGTTAACTTTGCTTCCGAAGCATGTCAAGAAAGCCTTCGATAGACGCATCTTCAGCGCCACCAACGACACCTGCTCCGGTTTGTTCAGGAGTAGACTTCTGACGCTCCACAAACTGCGACTTCAAATCAGCAAGTAATGTGTCTGCGTCAGCTTCTAACTCTTCAACAGAATTGCCATGCAAGCGACCCACCAGCGATGCTGGAAGATTCTTGGATGAGGCAACTTTCATTCTGAGCAGTTCGCTTTCGAGTTGTGCACGCGACTCAGTGGCCGCACGCAAATCGTCCGTTAACTTCTCTTGTTCAGACTTCTGAGAATCCGTGTACTCGTCAAACTTCTTAGCCTTCTCAGCCAATTCCTTGGCCTGCGTGCGATACTTTGCAGCTTCGCTCCGCAGCTTTGAGACGTAATCAGCGTCAAACACTTTCGGTTCTTCAGTCGCCTCAACGACCGCTTCACTCTCATTTTGTGAGGTTGAAGTTGCTTCAACCACGGGTGTTTCAACAGCGTTGTTCTCCATACTGACCCTCCAGGGGTTCTAAAAGCACGACCGGCGTGCTCTCCTACCAGACGGTAGGAAGTCTTTAAGCAGCCAAAATAGAATCGGACTGCGCGAGTGCTGGCAGCAAAGTCTTACCGTCCAGCAATTTAGATAATGTGTAAGAGCGCTTATATCTAGCGTCTTTCCACTGGGCATCCATGTACTGATTAGCGTCACCAAAGACCTTGTTCTTAAACATCCCACGCTCAGGCTCAGCAATCAGCTTGCACCGACAGTTAGCGTGCACACGGGCATCACCCTTAGCGTTAAGCCGCGAGGACGATGCGCCACGACCACTGAACGAGTCTGCGTAGTAGACCGGACCCTTCGTAGCAAGCATCAGACAGAATGAGCAAGCACCGGGACTAGGCATACGGCTGTACCGTGCTAACCAGCGAGCCGGGAACATTTCCTGACCTACCTTGTTCTGAGCAGCGGCGCTCTTCGCAGTAGCATTTCTGCGAACACGACGAGCTTCGGACTCGACAGCGAAATCAAGATCAGAATCGATAACAACATCATCAAACTCCCAGTTCAGGTTGCCTTCCTTGAGAACGTCGGTTGTTGTGAGCCGGGACTCCGAATATGGGGCTTCACGCACAGCGCGAGCCACATAATTGATCGACTTGTTCCACGCGACAGGCGCAGTAAGACCATTCTCAATCCGGTGAGCCACCGTCAAAGGAATAGCACTCACCAGGCTGCCAGTAAACATGCCAGACGGTAAACGACCGTTACGGTTACTAGACGCTGAAGGAGCCAACGCTGTACCCGGACCCAAGCCAACACCCACACCGACAGCCGTCAAATACGTCATCGTTGCTGTGCGGCTCGCAAACTGCTGGCTATCAATAAGCCTCGTTAGCAGCGG